TTCAAAATCTTCACCAACTTTTACTTTACCTTGACCAATAGATTCAGTTGAACCCATTCCTCTTGATGAGATTCCTAATAAGATATCTGCTCTTAATAATTCTTTTAAGATGTTACCAGATGGAGTTGGTAAGATTTCAACCGTACCTACTACATCATTACCTTCCCAATGAATCTCTCTAATATTGTGAGATACATTCTTTAGATTGATAACTGAAGAATCAGGGTGGTCTAATTCACCCAATGCACGTCTTTCTTTAATAAGAGTTTCGTATTTCTTTACTTCTCTTTCTAAAATTTCTCGTGGATATACTCTACCATTTTGATTTTCAGCACCTGCTCTTTGAAGGACACCCTTAACAACAGTTCTTCCTGAACTATCCTCATTTACCTTTCCTTCAAATAAATTTGTTTCAATTAATAAACTTGCCATAATTTAATCTTTTAGAGTTACGGGATAAGTTTTACCATTGAACTCGAATTCAGTTTTTCCCTCTTCTTTTGCTTTCTTAGCTGCTGCAACAAATGCTCTTCCTTCAAATACTGCAGATTCACCGATTAAAGAATCTACATCGGCGTGTACATCTTTCCACTTAGTAAACTTTTGATTACGAAGTGCACTATAAAGAGCAATTGAATATTTTTGATTATTGTTATGAATAATTCTTTTTACATATCCAACTGCACCTTGTTCTGGTTTTCCTTTTTGAATTGAATCAACAGCACTTTTTAGTGCCTTATAATCTTCAAATGATTGTGCTTTTTTTCTATCTGAAATTACTTGGATGATGTATTTTTTTGCTTTATCCATATCACCCTTAAAGTTATTTAAGATTTGCTCAGCACCTTTATCTTTTTTTTGTAATGCCCTTTCAAAGTTTCCAATTTGTACTTTTGCCAAACCTTTAGCATTGAAGTAATCTCTTTTATCAAACATTCCATACACTTTTTCAAAAGTAGAATCTTTTGATTTGAATTCTTCGTTCATTTTAGAACCACCACATCCACAACCACACCCACATCCGGTAGATTCTTCAATTGATTCTTCTTTTTTCTTACCAGCTCTTAAATCTGCTAAATCATCAGCCTCAATATCACCATCACCATCAACATCTAATTTATGTTGGTCTCCTTTAAGAGCTTCATTCTTTGCTTTATATTCCGAATCTACTTGATTAAAGAATTTTTTCTTTTCTTCATCAGATAGTTCAGCAGGAGATTTTACTCCATATTTCTTCAACATTGCTCTAAAGAACTTTTCGTACTCGGCTTTTTCTTCCTGTACTACCTCTCTTACTAATTCTGCTAATCTTGATTTGGTTATTTTCATTTTATTTCCTTCTTTAACTAAGTTCTGATATTCGGTTCTGAATTTTTGTTAACCTTTCTCTAATTTTGAGTAAATTTTTTTGAGTTCGTTTCCAATATTGGTCAGATTTTAAATCACCCTCTTTCTTAATTTTACCATACCATCTAAGAAATGTTTCAATTTCAGAAAGTTGTTTATTAACTTGAGAAACACCCCGACCAACTTTTTGTCTTGGTGAACCATCAGATTTTCTTAAATCATGCCAACGATTCTCGTTAACTTTTTTAAAACCCGTTGATTGATTGATTCTAGCTACAAACTCATCATCATTTTCATCATCTTCATCAGTCCCATCAGTTTTTTTAAAAGCAAAGGGAACTGAAGGAGTTGCAACACTAGAACTCGTTGTTATTTCTTCCAACTCATCTTGTGTCATCATTTCTCTGACAATATTTCTAATTACTTCCCTTAACTTATCTTCCATTACCCGATTCTAGTCTTAAGTTCTTTGATTAATTCGTAAGACATCATTAGTGATGAAACTTGCTTATCTGAAACTACTTTACCGATTTTCGTGTTTTCTAACAATGAGATTGTTTCGTTTAGTTTAATTGTAGTTACTTTATCAGAAATCTTATTTGAGATAGATTTCAATTCTGCCACAATATTTGGAATCTCATTACCAACGTAATCCTTAAACTTAGAAGTATTATTTACGTTATTGATATACTCTCGTAATAGAGTTTTTTGTGATTGATTTAATGAAGAATATTTCTTATTAAAAGTTTCTACTAAGATTTTATAAGTTAATAATCTAATATCTTGGTCTTCTTTCCGATATTCTTCAACAATTTTTTTCTTTGCTTCTCTTTTTCCTGTTGCAGGTTTAGATGTAATATTCTCAATTAATGTAATTTTTGAATTAAACACATCTTTGATATCGTATTGTTCCTGATACTTAGATTCGAAGATTTTATAAATTGATGCAAGTACCTTGTAGTTAGATATAGGTGAAGATAAGAACGAATCCATATCAAACGATTCGTTAATTTTTTTAACAAGATTAAACTTTTCTCGTTTTAGTTTAGCACCATCAATCTTAGTATGTGCTTCATTAACGGTATCAATGAACTTTTCTGCACGAGATTCCGTACTATACTTTTCTTGTACAAGTAAATCGTACAAACGGAGTTCCTTATTCAATTCTGTTCCTTGTCTAAAGAACTCCTGAACAATCCCCTTTGCCTTTTCTGTTTTGTCTCCGTTAAGAACTTCAAGAGTAATCTGACGAACTAACAGTTCGAATAAAATACCTGTATTCTTAAACTTTGAATGTTTAATCTTCTTCATTAGTTATTTCCTATAATAAGTACCTATATACGAAAATCTTTGTATATAAATATAAGTTTAAAATTATTTATTAAATTTTAATCATCAAGTAAGTTTTCATCACTTAAAAAATCACCTTTTTCTGAAATCATTTTCTTTTTTGATGAAACTCCGTTGATATATTCTTTTGCAAATTTATTAGCACGTCTACCAACTTTTCCTTCCGTTTTCTTTAGTGCTTTTTTGTTTTCCTTCGAACCTAGCGGGTCTCTACCATATGGATGTTTATCTTTTGCATAAGTATTACCTTCTCTCGGTCTACCACCCTTATCTTTCAATTCATTTTTAAGAGATTCCAATTCCATCTCAACATCGGTTGGTTCTGAATCTTCCATTGCAGGGTCATTACCTTCATCTTCAATAGAACGATATCTAAATCTATCTTTAAGGTCATTAATCATATTGACCTTTTCGTTATCAGTTTCTTCTTTTGAGAACTTAAAGATGTTTTCATAAATCCAATCTTTAGATACCATGTTTAATTGTTGGATATCTGATGCTAATCTAACTTTCTCACTCCACAAATTTACTTTTTCTTGTTCGTAGATTGTAGATGGATTAACGAGTGCCAATTCAAAGTTTACCATTTGGTAATCATCCATACCTTGTGCAGCAAGATGAACTACTGCAATCTTAGTTAATTCTGAAATAAGAGTTTTTTGAATTCTTTCGATTGTTCTTGCGAATCTCACATCTTCTGCAGCCAGAGTTGCTTTACCATTTACATTCTCATCGTATCCCAAATATGCTTTTGGAATTTTAAGAGCTGCAAATAATTTGTTTCTTAGATATTCAATATCATCAATAGCAGAATATTCTAAACCACCCAATGAATCAATCTGAGTTCCACTATCGCCACCCCTAACAGGTAAGAAGAAATCCTCAGTTAGGTTTTGCATATTATACTTTAAGTTATACTCTCCTGAGTTTCTATCAACAAAAGGAACCTTCTTCATTTTATTGATGATTCTTTGCATATAGTTATCCACTTCTTGTGGTGGAATATTACCAATATCAATTTTGAAAACTCTTTTTTCAGGTGCTCTCATGATTCTATGAATTAACATAGCATCTTCCATTAAAGATAATTGTTTCCAAATTCTTCTAGCATTCTCAATCATTGCCTTTCCATATGGTAGGAAGTTTGTATCTGATAATAAACGGAAATGAGCTATTTCAAAGTTTTCATATTCACCTTTATCTGTTGGGTCATGTTCAATCTTAAACTTAATATAGTTTGGATTACTTGGGTCAAACCCTTCGATTCTTTCCGTTTCGTAGATTGAAGATGGTTGAACATTGATAATACCCTTTTCAGGTTCGATTTCTAATTGTAAAAAGAAATCTCCATACTTAACCAAGTTTCTTGTCCATGGCCAAAGGTTTGCTTCTACATTCAAGATATCATAAAAAAGGTTGTCTAAGATTTCTCTTACCTTTTCATTAGATGAACGAATCTCGAGTGTATCACCGAATTCGTTTTTTAGTGTTGATTCATCTGCATAGATATCAAGTGCCGATGATAATATCGGGTCGTTATCCATTGCATCATAATCTCTGAATAATTCTCTACGAACTTGGTGATATGCCATTGATTGAGCACCACCTTGTTGTTCATAGAATGACTTTTGAAGTTTAGTATATCTATCTCTGAGATTTACTAAATTAGTATTTCTTTGTCTTTCATCAGTATCAACCACCTTTCTCCTACCCTTATCATCAATCTTAACGATTGCTTGAGTGGAAAATAGTTTGGTTAATCTACCAAAGAAATTTCTGTCTTGTTGTTCTGCCATTTTTTTATTTTTGTTTTATAACCTTTTTACCACATTTTGCATGACCAATATCTTGCTTTGTGTCTTGGGCCGGGATTATCACAATTGTGTCTTGCTCTAAATGATTTCCTTCTTTCAGGGTCATCCTTCTTAATCCTTGCACCTTTTTGACCAAAGTTTACTTTAACAACATTTCCTTTCGGATTCTTAACATAAACTTTGAACTTTTTTACATCACCTTGCATTACTTTACCAAGTTTAACGTCTCTACCGTCATACTCACCTTCGGTAACTTCAGGTTTATATTCTTTAATAAATTCTACGAACTCCTTTAAATCTTGATAATTTTCAACATCATATTCCACAATAGGATTTGAATATTGGTCTTTAAATTCGTTATAAAGTTGTTCTATAAAATTATCCATATCAAATTAGTTTAGTTTACCTATACTATATAAATATTACTATTATTCGTTTACAACAACCATTTAGTTAAATCTTCTTTTTGGCCGTTTATATCCATCTCCCATGGGTTATTTTCCAAATTACTTCCACCATATATTCCTGTATGACTATAATTTGAAATACCACCCAATGCTCGTTTGGTTAAATCAATACCCTCTTGTCTTAATCTAAGTGCAGTATCCCTTACCCAAAGACCAATAGATAAACTCATAGTTAAATCATCATTATAACCCCTCATTGCTTCTGCTCTACCATTGTTCCAAATAAATGTAAACAATTCATCGATAGTTCTCGTTGAACGAATGATTACCGATTTCTCTCTAAAATATTCATCTAATTTTGATACAATTAAAGGACGTGTTCTTGATGTGGTTGAGAATCCCGCAACCATACCTCTATCTTGAGCACGATATTTATTTGATAATTGATTTTCCACATCAACATATTTTAAATCCTTACTCATGTAGTAGAGATTCGGATAGTTTCTATCAATTACCTGTTGAATCGTTGCCCATCCAATATTTGCATTCTCAATAACAAGTAAGGCGTTGTTATACTCCGTAGATAACACGACTAAGAAGTTTCCATAATCTTTAGTATCTAACTTACCTTTATACTCAGCAACTTGCTCACACGTTTCTATATCGATTACATGACATGCAGAATAATCGGAAGAATCTCCACGAGCAACATCGGCAATGACCATGTAAGATTTTTCATAGTTTGGATATTCCCATTTCCAAAGATTTCCATCGAATCCTGTTTTCTCAATAGGGTCATTTACATAGGTTTGTTTGTAGAATTCAAGGAGTTGTGGGTCGATAACTGAATCCCCTGAAGAAATAAAATCACAATCACATTCCTGTGCTGCTCCTTTAGGTCCTAATAGAACTTCCTGTTCATCTCTCCAACTCTGGTCTCTTTCGGGGTGAACTGACCAATGTAATCTGATATTGTTAAAGGTATTACTACCATCTTCAGAACCCACCCAAGTTTTGTGAAAGAAGTTACCCACACCATTTGGAGTAGAAAGGATAATTGCAGAACCCCCCGTTGATAAAGTAGATTGAGCAGATACCCAAATCTCTTCAATCTTATCAATGAATGCTGCCTCATCAAACACCAAAAGAGATAGTGCTTCCGAACGACCAGCATCACCGGCTGCAGAAGTTGCTTTGATTTGAGAACCATTTGAATATCGTAAAGA